AATTTTGCTGAAAAGCAGGAATTAACTCGTAAAATGCCTACTTTGCTTGCCATTCTATGATGATTAGCACCGGCTATCCATCCAACTCAACATAATCACTTACTCTACATAAAACACCCCTGCGTCCTCCAGCTTCGTCATAGCCCCGTTGATCAGGTACAAATCGCCGCCAATGTTAGGTGCAATACGGTCTAGGTTTTCCAGCTCGCGGATATCGTTTGCGCTCATCCAGCCGTTTTGGCGCGCAGTGGCATAACCAGTCATACGAGAGGCATAGTCACCGCGCAAGAGGCCGTCCACGTTGAACCGAATGAAATATTCCGGCTTTTCGCTCTCGCTGAACAGCACTCGGCACATACTCTGTTCCCAACGAACGACCCATGGATCGAGCGTGTATTTCACAAACTCAAGCGACTGCTGTTCGATATTGCTGAATGACGATTTCTCCAAGTCCGCAAGCATATGCGGCGGCACACGGAAGATGCGCGCAATCTCGTTGATCTGGAACTTGCGTGTTTCCAGGAACTGTGCCTGTTCCGGCGCGATTCCGATCGCCGTGTACTTCATGCCCTCTTCTAGGACCGCGATCTTGTGAGCGTTCGCGCTGCCCTGATACGCTGCATTCCAGCTTTCCTTGACGCGCAGCGGATCCTTGATCGTGCCGGGGTGTTCCAGAACACCTGCCGGGGCCGCGCCGTTGGCAAAGAACTTCGCGCCGTATTCTTCTGTCGCAATCGCCAATCCGATGGCGTTCTTCGCCATGGCGATCGGAGAGTAGCCAATCAGGCCATCGAATCCGAGTCCGGGGATGTGCAGTATGTCCGAAGGAGCAAGATAGACCTGATTCGTGTTTCCGAGCGTAATGGGATCCTCTGACCCGCGCTGATACAAATAAAAAAGTCGGCCGTTTTGATCACGGTCGACTGTCATTTTGTTCGGCATGAGCGGGTAGAGTGCGATTACCTCTCCTCTGGCGTTTCGGATGATCTGTGCGTAGGCGTTCCCCCATAGGAGTAAGTGACTCATGAGCGTCTCGCGAAACGCAAAGCTCGTCATCTCGGGGTTCGGCTCGTCATGCAGCAGCCGGTAGAGCGGATGTTTGAACGCCTTCTCTTTGCCGCCGCTATCGTTGTACCGATAGACGTTCAGCGGTAGCCCTGCGACGGTTTCTGACAGGATTCTAACGCAGGAGTATACCGCCGTCATCTGCATAGCGGTCGTTTCGTTCACCGGCTTCCCGCTCGACGTACCGCCAAAAAGGAAACTGTAACGACTGCCGTTAAGGGAGTCTTTCGGCTTATCGCGAGAATGAAACAAGGATCGAAGTGGATTCATGAGCGTCCTCCATGCACTGGAATGATTGACTTCTTGTAAATAGTGGGTTACATTGATAGTTGTGTGGTGTAAATCTGCATCGCGCAATATTATGAATGAGGTATTAGATGTACAACGACAAGACCATCGCCTGCAAAGATTGCGGAGCAGAATTCATCTTCACTGTCAACGAACAAGAGTTTTTCGCCGAAAAGGGCTTTACGAATGAACCGCAGCGCTGCAAATCCTGCCGTGTCGCTCGTAAGAATAACTCCAGCGGCGGTTCCCGCGACGGCGGCTACCGTGACAATTCTTCCCGTCAAATGTACGATGCTGTATGCGCAAATTGCGGTAAGGCCTGTCAGGTTCCGTTCCAGCCCCGCACCGACCGTCCGGTCATGTGCAGCGATTGCTTCAGAAGCAACAGGTAATCGACAAGAGGTGCATCCGTCACTGGATGCACCTTTCTTATATCAGCAATAGACCTCGGCCATCGTAAACGCTGGTGCTCTCTTCGCCACCATTCCGCAACGCCCGATCCAGCGCCATGATTGTCGCCACAGCACCGTCGATCTTTTCGGTGCTTTTTTCTTTATCCGGCTTGATGTTTCCGGCAGGGTCGGTGCGGATGTAGATGTTATCCATCATCCAGCGCAGAACGGGCTGTCCGCCGTGCGCGATCCTTTGCTCCAACGTCAGCTTCATGAGCTCCTTCGTCGGCGGAGACATGTCCTTGAATCCCTGGCCGAACGGAACGACCGTGAAGCCCATGCCCTCAAGGTTCTGCACCATCTGCACCGCGCCCCAACGATCGAATGCAATCTCGCGAATATTGTACTTCAAACCGAGCTGCTCGATGAACGTTTCGATGAATCCGTAAAGTACGACGTTCCCCTCAGTCGTCAGTAGGAAACCCTGCTTCTGCCAAAGGTCGTAGTTCACATGATCGCGCCGCACGCGCAGGTCGATGTTATCCTCCGGAATCCAGAAGAACGGCAGAATAAAGTATTTATCGTCATCATCCAGCGGCGGGAATACCAACACAAATGCGGTAATATCGGTACTGGATGAAAGATCGAGGCCGCCGTAGCAGATCCGGCCTTTCAGCATCTCCGGCTCAACCGGGAACGCGCATTTGTCCCACACGTCCATCGGCATCCAGCGGATCGCCTGTTTGACCCATTGGTTCAATCGAAGTTGACGAAACGCGTTCTCCTCTGCGGGGTTCTGCTGCGCGCTATCACAAGCCGCTTTGACCTTGTCGATCCCAACCGTGATCCCGAGAGAGGGATTCGCTTTCTTCCACACCTTGGGATCCGTCCAGGAATCGTTTTCTTCGGTACCATAGATCACGGGATAAAACGTCGTGTCTGTCTTTCTGCCGTTTAGGATATCCTGTGCTTTCGAATGCACTTCCCAGCAGATGGAATTCGTATTGTCTCCCGCCGTTGTGATTAAGAAGTAAAGCGGCTGCATACGCGCGTCACCGCTGCCTTTGGTCATAACGTCAAAAAGCTTACGGTTCGGTTGTGTGTGCAGTTCGTCGAAGATCACGCCGTGGGTATTGAACCCGTGTTTGTTGGCGACATCCGCGCTCAGCACTTGGTAATAACTCCCGGTCGGCAGGTACACGAGCCGCTTCTGCGACGCGAGAATCTTCACGCGCTTCACCAACGCCGGACACATGGTCACCATGTCCTTGGCGACCTCGAATACGATCGAAGCTTGCTGACGATCGGCGGCACAACCATACACCTCAGCGCGCTCTTCATTGTCACCGCAGGTTAAGAGCAGCGCGATCGCGGCGGCCAGCTCAGAATTGTGCGTCGGCACCATGGACGGTCCCGCCAGATACTGGTGCGACGGCGAGCTCACTTGGATGCATCGCATGGGAACGCGTTCCTGCACAGGCTCGATGGCATGTATATAGTGAAAATCTGATCGACCCGGTGATACCTTAGCGGATTTCCGATTCTTCAATTTTCTTGCCAGCCCGCTTGCTGGTAAGTCTTCAAAAGAAGTAAACCGAATCGTATACAGCGTTTCACCCGTTGGTACTCCGCACCTGGTGGATGGACCTTTCGTCATACTGTTTTTGACGCCAAGACTCCATAAGAGTTCACGTACACTCAAAGCAAGACCCTGTTTTGTACTGACGTAGATGCTCTGCGCCTTGACACCACTGATACAGCCATCTGAATCCATCAGACCCCTGAGCAACGACCAGCGCTGCTGTTCGGAGGATCTTAAGTATTCATGCGGAATTCGTTTGTCATGAAACGATTTGAGCAGGATGGTTCTTAGGTGCGGAATGCGCACGATAATGCTATCACCGACATTTCTCCATGCCGAAGTTATGTCATACGGATTGCGTCGAAGTACACCGGCGATATCGCAAGTTCGGATTGTAAGTTCCGGTTTCGTCGCGCATCCATTCCCTAGCCAATATCCGTAAAGATAAGGATCCACCGGCAGGTCAGCGTCGGGCAAATAAAAAGGCTGCGGAACCGGAATTCTGTAAATTGAGCGAAACGGATCATTCTGGTGTTGTTCCCGATACGCGGTAAATCCTGCGTACATTTGCTGTGTTTCCAGCAGCTTTTCTCTGCGGCCATTGTTGATTACCTGCACATTCCACAGATGGCGCGCGCCGGCAACGATCGTGCTCCCGTCGCCGAATGTTAGTTGATATGCCTGCTCCGTATCGTCGATCTCGCTGACCGCAAGCACGGTGCAGGGATTGCCCTTTTCATCGAAAACACGATCGCCAATATTCAGCTCGCCCATCTGTTTCCAGCCGTCCGGTGTGGGAGTCGGCGTATCCAACGCGAGCTGTTTTCCATTTTTCTTTGGTATTTCGATATACGCTGTGTTAAATTGACGATAGCCGCTCGGTTTCAGTGTTCCAAACACATCGCGGATGATCTGCTCCTGCCAATCGATCAATAAAAACGGCTTGCCGGCCCATGTGCCTTTTGTGTGAGAAAGACACTCGATAAACGCCACAGCATGATCCGCCGCCTGTTTGTCATACGCCGAGTCCTTCGCTTTGAACGGAGTCGGCGTGTACTTCTTCAGTTTTCTTAGCATCACCGCCTCCTGCTTGTGAAATGAAAACGGAGGCCCGCGTGAGCCTCCGTGTCCGGCTTAGTTTGGTTATCGTGCTCCGTTGGGGCAACCGCCCCATCCGCATATTGAACCACTCAGTGGCGGCGACGTTGCGCGACGCGGCGTTGCAGCGACTTATGCGCCCGATGCGTCCTGATCGCCATCCTGTACCGCCGCTTTCAGAATCTCTGTATCAAACCCCGCCGCTCTGTACCCTTCTAGAAGAGTGCTGTAATAGAAAGCGCTGGGCTTGTTCTGTGGTTTGCCGCTAATTAAAATATGGATCTGCGCTTCCACCAGAGCACCGTCGCGACGTACTTTGATCGTCGCTTTCCGATACAGTTCCGGCACTCCGATCCATCGATCGAGTGCGGCTTCGTCCTGCATGGTTATCTCCCACAGAAGCGCGGGTACGCTAACGCTCTTCGCTTTCTCGATTGTCGCCACTGCGCCGGCTTTGCTACCGCGAAAAGAAAGTCTGTAATTCTTCAACTCCGCAGAGCCGATCAGCTTCGCGGTCGGGCAATGCTTCGCCATTTCGTTGCGGTTCACACCAACACCATATTCAGCAAACAATCGATTACTCATTTTCCTCGAGCCTCCGGCACTCATCCTCGCGGAACACAACACCGAGCGTGCTACCCCGATCCCAGTTCACATGGATCGTTCCGATATCGTCGACCATCGTTACCGTCCCCCGATCACCCTGTCGCAGGTTAGTGTAAGGATCACTCATGCGAATCAGCATCACCCGAGTGCCGGGTGTGTAATACTCTTTGAGCTGTTTCAGCATCTCCGGATGCATGGTTGTCATTCTTCATCACCCGCTTCCCGCGTGGTGCGAAACGCCGCGTTACCAGAAAGATTTTTCAGCAGGATCTTTCGTGCTTCCTTGTACTCCGAGCCGATAAATCCGAGCCGTAGTAGGAAACAGCGGAATGTGTACTTTTCGTTTTCGACTTCTTGTTCCGTCGCGCTCACACGTTTCTGCGTTCTTGCCAGTTCGCAAAGCCCCTGTACCAGCTGGTAGTAGGCGGCGATCTCAACCTGATCGTCGGTCGGTCGGAACCACCCGAACTCGATCCTGTCAGAGTGTTCTGTGATCGGGAGGCTGTCTGTATCGAGCGCCTTTTTGAGTAGAATTGCCTTGCTTGCGACCAGCCGCCTTAGGTTCTCCATGGCGGTCGGTGTCATGCCATCCTTCGGCAGCTCGACTGCGAGGCGG